ACTATATTGGAACGAAGACAAAACTGAATATTCTGTCTTCGTTCGTGATTGCAACAATAAAAACAGGATACGTCGTTGGCGATGTTCTCACGCTGGTCGGCGGAGCGGGAACCGCAGCCACATTCCTCGTCTCTAGCATCGACGGCTCGGGCGGGATCACAGGGCTCTTGACGACGGATGTCGGAGGCTATACGACCGCTCCAACTGCCCCGGCAGATTTGTCTGGCGGAACTGGAACGGGAGCGCAGTTGACGCCAACGTTCAAGACGCAGACCGCGCTCTGGCCTAGAACGGGTGTGGCCGACAAGGAAGGTATTGCTCTCGACCCCAACGCCTACCCGCTCAATCTGATGTACGCTCAAATTGAGGGGGCGTATGAGCTAAGTCAGAATCCTGAGCTCTTCACGAAGGCTAACCAGGACTCCAACATCAGGTCTGTTAGCGCTGGGCCGGTCAGCGTTTCGTTTTTCAACCCTCTCCGGGACACTGGGCGATTCCCGAGTTCTGTCCAAGAACTACTTCTTCCGCTTATGGGTGGGGGGAGTAGCTCTGGGATCGGAGGCCCAGAAACCACTGGGGCCTCTGAGCCCAGTAGCTTTAGGAACTGCAACCAGTTCGATCGCAGTAGAGGCTATCCGTGAAACTCTTTGGCCTAGATATTGCGAAGATCGCGGCAGACTCTATCAAGAGTGCGGGTGGTATTCTCGATTGCACCCTAATAAAAGAACTTGCCGGAAATATTGACACGACCGATATTTCCGGCAAAGACCCCAAATCCAAAAAGAAGTTCAAAGCGAAGGGCGTTATCTCGGAGTATTCGAGATATGATCTTGCGAATTCGCTCGTTAAGGCGGGGGATCGCAAGATTACTCTGCTGGCTGCTACTATTGATGGCGGTCGGGTTCCTGAAGCTCAGGATAAAATTCAAATCCTCGAGAAGGAATATCGGATCGTAGGACCAGTGACCTCCGACCCAGCGAACGCAACGTACACCTGCCAGTGTAGGGAATAATGCCGTACGATCCGAAGACGAAGAAGTGGGTCTACAAGGATATTCCAGATAGAATCTGGAATCTCATTGACGAACTTGAGCCGGAATTGCAGGGGGCCTTTCTTGATACTGTTTCTGCAATCCAAAATGAGATCGACGCAGGTAAAGGTCCCTTCGGTGTGAATCTCATGGCTCTCCTTGCAGAAGGACGGTTTGATGAGGTCACAGAGATCATCGAGCGCGCGGGAGAATCTCTCGCGGCTCAGATGACGACCGCTTATATTGAATCTGCCCAGTCGGCAGCGAAGGCTCTTTCGGAAGCGACACGGTTGGATGTGTCGTTTGATCAGGTCAATGAGGGAGCGCTTAATGCGATCCGTCAGAATTCACTTGATAAGGTCAAGGGTTTCACAGAAGAGCAGACGAAAGTCGTTAAATCGATCCTTGAGAACGGTGTTGAGAATGGAACGAATCCGCGAGAGGTTGCTCGAGACCTCCGTCAATCCATAGGACTGACGGAGAATCAATGGAACGCCGTAAGTAACTATAGGAACTCTCTTGAGGCGGGAACAAGCGACGCTCTTGACCGTGCTCTACGGGATAAGCGGTTTGATTCGACGGTACAGCGCGCGATCGACACAGAAACTCCGCTGACTACTGAGCAGATCGACCAAATGGTCGAACGATATGCTAATAGGATGTTAGCATATCGTGCCGAAGTTATCGCACGGACTGAGAGCCTTCGCGCTGCGCATGAAGGCTCTGAAGCAATCTATCAGCAGGCGATTGATAAGGGTGATCTTGATCCGAAGCAGATCGTAAGGGAGTGGAATACGGCGGGGGACACTAGGGTTCGCGATTCGCACGAAGCGATGCAGGGACAGGAACGTCCCTTTGGAGAGCCCTTCGAATCGGGGGAGGGTAATCTTATTAGATACCCCTGCGATCCAGACGCTCCTGCTTCGGATTCTATTCAATGCAGGTGTGCGGTTGGAACAAGGATATACTTTGATCTGCCACAGTTTGAGACTGCGGCAGCCCAGACTACTGGTGTTATTTCTGAAGCTTCGGACGAAGAGCAGGAATAATTCGTTCTTTCGCCAGCTCAGATAGTAAGAAATTGGTGATATGGAATTCTTTACTAAAGCTATCCCCGTTGAACGTGTTGACTCTGACCTTGGCCTTGTCCTGGGCTGGGGCATTATCTGCACGGAGAACGGTGAGCCATATTACGATAGCCAAGGCCACCACATCCCTGAGAATGAGATGCTGGCGGCGGTAACGGACTTCATGAAGCACCGTCGCTATGCGAAGGACATGCATACGGGCGAGGTGGTCGGCTCGATCGTGCATTCCTATCCTCTTACGGGGGAGATCGCGAAGTCGCTGGGCATTGCTACGACCAAGACCGGCTGGCTGCTGGCGATGAGCCCATCTCCTGGGCTTCTCGCAAAGTTCAAGGATAAGACCTACACCGGCTTCTCCATTGGCGGAGAGCATGGAACTCTGGAGCCTGTGATCGATGAGTAAGTTCATCATGCGCGGGTTCCGGATCGACGAAACTTCTGGCGTTGACTTCCCCGCCCAGAAGGGCGCTCGTGCGGTTATTATGAAGCGAGCTTCTCCTATGGATGATTCTCAGACATGTGAGACCTGCGGGGAAAAGCACCCAGGTCTAGAGTGCCCTAAGAGCGTGAAGAAGTACGAGGTCATCGAGAAGCATGTAGTCAAGCTCGATAACGGTAAGTATCAGCTTAGGTCGAAGGATAATACCAAGAATCTTGGCACGTTTAATACTAAGGAAGAGGCCGAGACGCATGAGCGGGAGGTTGAGTACTTCCGTTCGGTAAAGAAGGCTGGTCGCCCTGTTCCTCAGGAGAATGAGACCAAGGAGCAGTTCATCGCCCGCTACATGGCCGATAAGGACATCATCGCGCACTGCCCAGATGAAGGGATGCGGATGGAGTCGGCACGGAAGGCCTGGGGGTCTGGATTCGATAAGTATGATCCGGATCAGGATCGTGGCGAGGACGGACAGTGGACTTCGAGCGGGGCTGAAGACGTTAAGTCTAAAGCTGAGAAGATGGCGTCGCGGCACGAAAAGAAGGCGGAAGTCGCTCAAAAGAAAGGTGAAGAGTACAATTCTCGGAAGCAATCTGAGATTGCTTCCCACTATCGGAGAGTAGCTGGAGCCGCCAGCGATATTGTTAGACATAACGCGAATATGAATGTCTATGGCGCAGCAGATGCTCAGAAAAAGGCTGGGCCATTGTTCGGTGTTAGAAAGTCCGACGACAACGATTACACTGAGTTGTCATTCAACGACTCTGAAACTAATGGAGGCGATTCAATGCCTGATTCCGAAATCGAAAAGCTCAGCAAGGCACTGGATCGTGCCAATCGGATCGCTGAGCTGAACGATGCTGAGAAGTCCTACTTCAAGACGCTTAGCGGCGAGGCCGCGGAGTCGTTCCTGAAGATGGCTTCTGTGGATCGTTCGGGAGAGATCAAGAAGTGCGCTGACCTCAATCCGGAGGTCTACAAGTCGGTCAGTGGTGAGGTCTTCCGCAAGAACGACGATCCGCGCCTCGCCGCGATGGCGAAGCGGGCCGATGAGCAGGCGGTGGAGCTGGCTAAGGCTAAGAGCGAGACCGAGACGGCCACCTACGCGAAGCGCGCGAAGGAGGAGCTCTCGCATTCGCCTGGCGATGAGGCGACGAAGGTCGCGCTTCTCAAGTCGGTGGACGGGATCAAGGACGAGAAGCTGCGCAAGAGCGCGCTCGATTCTCTCCATGCGACCGATGCCGGCTTCAAGAAGAACATGGAGACGATCGGCGTGATGGGAGGGGGTAACTCCAACCCTGGTGCTGCCGGCGCTGAGGAAAAGCTCAACATTCTTGTGAAGGCCCACCTCGAGAAGAGTGCTGACCCGAAGAAGACCTTCGCGAAGTCGTACAACGCGGTTCTCTCGACGGAGGAGGGCAGGGCTCTCTATCGCGAGGTCAGCGCCGCGATCCCGAACGCCACTCCTGGCGTCTAACCCTTCTTCCCCACATACAATAAATACTGGAGTCTTGAGACATGTCTTACGTTGAACGTGCTTATCCTGAGTCGGGGAAGTCGGCGGCGGCGATTGATCCATACCTCTTCCTTGTCTACGACTCGAGCGGTAATCTGGCCGTCAATACGACTGCGCAGGGCTCGATCGTAGGTGTTTCGGCAGAAGGTGTTGATGCGGCGAACCGCGCTATCCCCTTCTGGCCTTTGGGCGGTGGCGG